GTTACGCCCGGCGGTTTCATCACTTACGAAACGGACCGATCGCGCGGCGTAAGCCATGGTGATATGGCGTGGGCAACCATGCTTTCGATTATTAATGAACCGTTGGGCCAGGAAAGTGGCGGCGGTGGTTTCGCAATGGGATGGTAACTTTGAAAAAGAAATACGGTAAAAAGCCGATAGCCAGCACCGCCGGCCCTGACATTGCAGAGTCACTGAAGGCCGATCCCGCGTTGACAGCGTTCAGCTTTGACGGCCCTTATCCCGTGCGGGATATGGCCGATTTGCTGGACAATCTCTATTGCATGGACAACGGGCGATACTATGAGACGCCGGTGGATTTTTACGGACTGGCTAAAGCTCCGCGCCAGAGCGCCTGGCATGAGTCGGCGTTGTACTTCAAACGTAATGTGCTCACCGGCTGTTTTATCCCGCACAAGCTGCTCAATCGCCAGACCTTTTCCGCGTTTGCGCTGGACTGGTTCACGTTTGGCAATGCCTATCTCGAATTGCCGCGTAATCGCCTGGGCGGCCCGCTTCCCTTCAAACACTCTCTTGCAAAGTACACCCGGCGCGGGAGCACAGATCTCGATCAATACTGGTTTATCCGGCGCTGGAAAGAAGAGCACACGTTCAAATCAGGAACGGTTTGTCACGTTCTGAACCCTGATATCAATCAGGAGGTCTACGGCATGCCGGAATATATGGCAGCACTGCTGGCCGCCAGCCTGGCCCACTCCGCTGACATGTTCCGTAAGCTGTACTACGACAACGGATCGCATGCTGGATGCATTGTCTATATTGGCGCCGGACAGGTTGACGATAAAAGCATGAAGGCAGTCAAAGAGACGTTGACCGGTGCGCGCGGTAAAGGCGCATTTAAAAACCTGCTGCTGCATGCGCCAGGCGGCGGCAAAGACGGCGTGCAAATCCTCCCCTTCCAGCAGATCACGGCGAAAGATGAGTTTATCAACATTAAGAACGCCACACGTGACGACATACTCGCAGCGCACCGTATCCCGCCGCAGCTCATGGGCGCCATGCCAGAGGGAAACGGATCATTTGGGGATATCGAGAAAGCCGCCCGGGTCTACGCTATCAACGAACTGACACCCGTAATGGAGGCGCTGAAAGTGGTCAATGAGTGGATCGGAGAAGAAGTGATCCGCTTTAACCCTTACGCGTTGCTTACCCCTCAGAAATAACCGCCAGAAAATTCAGTTTCTTAGAACAACATCAGGCATTTATAACAGGCCAGCGTTTTCTCTGGCCTCATCTTTTCTGCATTAAATATCCCGCTTCAGCGCCCCTCTGCGCATCGCTGCTTATTCCCTGCGCGAGGCATGCATCTACCCAATAAAACCGCTCACCGTGACGCATAAACCATGAAATTGCGTATCCTGCCGCCTTCCCTACCTTGACCCGTTTGCGGGGGCTTGCCCCCCGTCACCTGCGCGCAACTATCCTCTCATTTTTCGTGCCAGTACCAGACAGACCACAGACCGCGCCCCACATGGGCTAAAAGAGATAAAGTACATCACAAAAATTGTGCTAGATCGTGCACTATTTTGCATAGAGCTGTATATGGCTACTTAAGTTTAGAAAGTGTTCTGAGCCGTAGATGATATTCTTCAACTAATTGTTATCTCAAAGCCTGTTCTGAGTGATAACAAGACGTCTCGAAATACTTAAACCAACGGACAAATTTCCTGCCAATAATTGATTACAAACATAAAAACGACACTATTTTCACTAATATGTTGCGTACTTGTATAGATGGATAGTATTTTGTAGAAAATTTTCAGCGAAGAACAATGTAATGCATGTAATTGATGAAAACGGAAATAAATTAAATGCAGAGTGCTCTATTGATGAAGAAGACAGTATTTATGGCCTAATCCTTGAGTCTTGGGGACCAGCGCTGAGGAACAATGACTACAACATTGCCCTTGATTGTATCATTGCGAGGCTAATTGATTCCGGTGTAGATAATGTCGTTGTATATCTGGCTTCATCCGCAGCCAGAAAGAATATGCCATCCATAGTTGAAAGGAAAATCCATCCTAATGAACTCTTCCCTCTAATTGGCAATAACCCTCGAGATATTCGAAAAAAAATGTGTAGTTATCAGGCACACTTTAGTAGTACAGGTAGAAAAGATATTCCTTCCGGGAACCGGACCAAACGGATAATAATAAATATCCCTAGCGTCAATAGTAACGTTTTTTGGGAATCAATAATACATGGGGAAATATCATTTCTTTTTCAACCTACAGATGATGAGAGTGTTCTAAATACAAAGGTTAGCACGTTAATCAAAAGAAAATTAAGTGAACCTAAAGGATATAAAGTTGTAGAAGCAGTAGAGCGACTGCAAAAAGTATATGCTAGAGATCCCAGGGTTAAGGCTTGGATCTTGCAGCAAAGCAAAGGAGTTTGCGAAAACTGTGGTAAAAATGCACCGTTTAATTTAAATGATGGCAGCCCATATCTGGAAGTACATCACGTTATACCACTCTCGTTATCCGGACCGGATACCACAAGTAATTGTGTTGCACTTTGCCCCAATTGCCATAGAGCCTTGCACCATAGTCAACATTCTAAAGAACTAATTGAGATGCTCTACATTAATATAGATAGATTACAGAAGTGAACAACACTCTTTCTAAGTAAATTTTAGTCAGACATCGTCCGCTTCGAGCAATAGGCGGACGTAACGTGTGAAATATTCAGAGAAGAAGTGTCTCAAAAATCTTAGATTGAATATTAACCTATCAAGCTTCAAAGTAAATAAACTAAAGCTGTATGACCTATTTCTATAATTTGGAAGGGTTATTAATCATAATATCATTTTGTAAGGGAATAGGATAATTTTATCTTTTGCTGCAAAATTAGAGATTAGCTAAAATAAATCCATAGTTTGCCCTGTGCCTGGCCCCAGTTTTACTGCAAAAACACCTTTTATCGGTTCACCCAACAGCAGAAATTTCTCCAATTGCAGTGCAGGGATAAAATTAAAACCTTCTTGCCCACGAGCTCTAGCTATGTCCCTAGTTTCCATAAGTATTCTGCCAAGTACATTCATCCCGTAAAAACTACCATCTGATTCACGACGTGCTCCCCAGAAAAGATCTTTTTCAGAATGTTCAACAATACTATTAAGTTCAGTAGAATCAAGAAGTTGAAAAAAACTCTCCCAATTCTGGCACAGCTTTATCCGGACGCACCATTTCATAATGGACACTCGGTTTTTTTCCCAACCGTCACGTGTTTTCGCCTCATAGTATCTGGCTACTTGCTTCGCCTCAAAGGGGTTGCTAAAAGTGATTATCTCCCTCTGTATTTCTGGATAATTAGGGTAACGGCAAGCCTGATAGAGGATTTCACTCGACTGGATAGGAATATCGTTAACATACAGCGGAAATCCTCGCGCCATGTTAGATAGCCCGCCCCATTTTTCAGTAGTTTTTCTGAAACTTACTGTCTCATTGTTTGGATAAATTCGGTAGCTCATAGTTACTGATTATACCCGATTCTGCGCATCAATGGATACCAGCAATCCAGTGCCCAGTTTGGAATACCATTGCGCTCATATCTTCCCCACCAAAAAGCTAATGGAGTGTTATTTGGACAATTTCGATAAGTGAAGATGGTTCCACCAAACCCTAGTCCAGAGAATGTTGAAAAGCCAAGTGGTTTGAGAATCGGAGCAGGATTTTGACTCTGCTGAAGAATATAAAAACCAGCATTAGTTAGTGCATATTCAAAACGATAGCGATCAATTCTGTTCGGGAAGATATTGGTTGGACTGAAATGGTCCCTTTCACTGCCTTCCCGCGATGTATAGATTTCCGGATGTTGAATCCAATTTGGTAGTTCAATACCATTTTTACGTAACCAGAAAACTTCGGAAGATGCGGAATAAGCAAGGCGATTTTCGCGCGTTTTGAGGTATCCTCTTTTTTTGATAATTAGTGTGATGTTTCGCCTTTGAAATCTTCTAGCGAGATTTGTCTCTAGCATATAAGTTGCATATGTATGTGTTCCTAGGAAAAAGACGTGGATAGTTACATTACTTAGGTTAAAGTTTTCTACAAACCAAGTAATATCGTTCAAGGCCTTAGTTCCAGAAAAACAAACATCGTCGAAGTAAATAAATGAAGTGAATTGTGCAACTCTATGACTTGTGACATTTCTGGATAAGGTAACTATATCTACTTCGTGGAATGTTTCCGCTTGAATTTCTAAAAGCTCCAGCAAATCTCTCTGGCTGGATCCACGATTAGCTTCTTGTATATTAAGGAATGCTGAGTGACGAATAATAGACACGTCGCCCTCATTTCTGAGAATAGCATTAATTATTCCTTCGTAATCATTTTTGCTTATATATGCATTTCGAAGTAATGCCAGCGTCTGCTCAAGAATGAAAAGTCTGTCTCTTTCTTCAAATTGATCAACCCAACGACCTACATGTGCTGAATTCATCCCCTCGTGAGGGGCAAGCTCATAGCCCACAAGAATTTCCGCAATTTGTTCTTGTATAGCTTTTTTTTGTTCAGATTCATTATTGCCAGTATGATTTTCAAGCATAATCACTCCTTTTATGCAGCCAACAAGGCCCGTTCTAAAATTTAGAGAGGACACGTACGCAGTATAATATACTATTGCAGTATCTTGATTTAATAATGACATATTAATTTATATCTATTTAAGATAACTTTCACAAAAATGAGTTCAAGTACTTACCTTTCCTAGTCAGATGTGTTACTGTAAAATGTTTACTTTCATCATACCCCTTTTCTGGAACTGTGCTACCTGTTAGCGTAGGCTCCTCTCTGTTCCAGATCGTTATCAAAGCAAGCCTGAGCTAAAATAGATTTAGTAATAATCTCCAAACTCAATGTCATATCTAATATTCTAAGAAATGATGGTATTTACCTTATTCAGAAATGCTGATTTGCGGATTATGCGTTGCCGGGTCTGTATCCGCTTTTCTGGTTCTGTTCCGCTCGGATACCACCAATAATTTCTAGTAGTGGTAAATGCTCACGCCTTTCTCGGAAGACGTCCTGTTCGCGGGATTCATCGTGACCATGATTTGTTGCAATACCAAATACCAATACCAAGCGTACAGTCGGGCGCAAGCGCGAAACGCGGCGCGACTCCATGATCATGCACCTTTCCGTTTCGACAATTTGCATACCACGCATACTCTTCAGCCATAGCTTGTCGCCGGGTTCCGGCACCGATGGCAGATCCAAGACTATCTCAGGACGAGAGCTCCTTTTAAGCCAGGTAACGATATCTTCATGAATTTCTACAGTGAACGTGGTCATAATTTCTTCCTGATAGCCCTTTGGCAGCGATCAAGCAGCTCACTTTGTCTGGTCAATGATGCCGGAGCGTGGTTGGCGTGTTTAAACAACAGGCGCTCCACTATTAACTCCCCTTCTCTGATGGCAAATTCCATTTCGCCACGCGACAGAATGCAGCCACCTAATAACAATCTAACCTCCCCGTCGCTTAGAACGATATTACGTCTATTCAGTTCGCTGCTCACGTGGTCAGGCACTTCTTGCGAGATCCTGCTAAAACCATGCTGTGCTGAATGTCGCCCTTGTTCGATCGCTACCGTATCGTTTTGCTGAAGCAATACTACCTCTGACTTTTTCTTTTGGTATTCCGAAGCCGCGGCGACATAGTTATCTGCCCGCCGTTTCGCTTTGAGCTGTAGCTGCTCTCGCCAGCGCTGCTCTGCCTCTTCCGGCGTCAGGCTCATATCTTTCGCAGCGGTAACTTTTGGTCCCCATGCCCGCGCGGTTTCGTCATCAATCGACGTGCGTAGACCACGCGCTGTACGCATGAAGGCTTGATCTGAACTTTCGAGGGCGGATTTTCTGAGCCTACTGGTGATCTCCTGCCTTTGCTGGCGTGAATATCGCCTTAAATCCTCGATATTTAGCGGAAGTTCTGTCACTGAACTGTCGTGAGGCGCGGTTTTATCAGCTGACACTGCCGTTTTTGACGGTGGTTTTTCGTCCGATCCGGTGCGCCCCGTACAGTTATTGACAGAACTCCAAGGGGCCGCGTCGCGGCCTTCTAAGGTCAAATTATCGACCGGCGATGGCTTACGCTTCGGTACAATTTTGTAATCGTTGGTACGGGTATAAATAACCGCTTCACTGATCGTAAAAGGACAATAGATGCCAGTGATTTTGGCGACTGTGTCACCATAATCATTGCCGTTTTCGGTGTATTCGTAATTGAGGCGCACGCGCAGGCAATCACGGGTTACAAACGGGCCGCCCTGGGCGTTGATGTATCCCGGCCAGTCGGGCGCATCAGCAGCAGCGCGGGCGGCTTCAAGTTCCGGGTGCAAGACAAGCTCACGACTTCCTAGCCGCCGCAGCTCCCGCCAGGTGGATACAGGCGCGCCACCAATCTGCTGAAACTGGCGAATACTCCAGCGTGAAGCCCACGCCCGCACGCGCTTTGCCATCTCTTTAACGGGTTTGCCTGACTCGTGATCAAACTCGCCATCCATTCCATAACCGTCGATATTTTTTGAGATGTACTTTGCGATGTATCCCGTTGCCGATCCAAACTCTTCATCAATTGGTTTGGCAGTAAAACGATACTGAGCCGCGCCGGGTTCGCCTCCATCCACCTGGAGGGCGTACTCATGAAAAATTTCAGTGGCAAGCTCCACCTCTTCAGGGTGGAGAAATAACAGCAGGTGCCAGTGCGGCGTTCCGTCGTGATGTGGTTCGGCTACACGAAAACCAAATGTGCGGATGCCTTCCCTTCCCCATTTAGCGCGTACACGTGACCAGACGTTGCAAAGGTACTTTTGAGTTTTGCGTGGGCTGGCATTGCAGTATTTATCGTTGCGCTTGCCGGAATGCACATGCGTGGCGTGATAACGTGACGGTGCGGTCAACGTGTAAAACATGCCAACCAGTCCCATCTCGTTAGCCATATCCTCAAAACCGCGCATGCGCACCATCAATTCATGACGGGCGATCTTCGGGTTGGAAACGCTGCCCATGACCTTATCGAGCAAGGAGGTACGCTCGCCAGTGTCCTGGTCTTCCAGTTCCATCGCCTGAAGGTATTCAAAGTTGGCTTTTTTTTGAGCTACCCACTCCCTGAGGCAAGGTTCAGAGCAATAAGGGGATGCCACTTTGCTGACGTAGCTAGTGGCGATCATGAGGTGCTCACGCCAGCGGTCATGAATTTTGCGGAGCTTAACTAGCCACCACTTTTCTTTTTGAAGTCTGGCAATGACAAGTAATGCATCTTCTGCTGTCAGTACTTCATCGCAATACTGTTTCCAGCCAGGGATCGCAATGTTGAGTGAGGTCGCTTTACTGGCAATGGCGCCGTAAGCGTAGATCGTGGAAAACTCCACATCTGCCGTTTTCTCGTACCGAAAATCAAACTCGCGCATAAACTCGCTTTTCATCAGATTGGCGAGCCTATAGGCCAGTCGTTTCAGGCGCTTTTTATCTGCCCATGGCAGCAGATGAAAATCATCACGTAGCGGAAAGAGAATTGCAGGCAGATTACTTTGTGGCAGATATTGTGCGTTTACCGCATCAACACGACGCAATACATGACGCTCGAACGTGTTGAATAACCAGCGTACAGCCTCTTTCGGGTCCCTACGGTCCAGAGTTTCCAGGTGCATTGAAAAACGCTTGCGGATAAACGTAGGGAGAGCCTGGACGCGGCGCCGCAGATGACGCGCCAGTCTTGCGCGATCAAATGCCCTGCGCGCCTCCTCATCACGAGGGCGCAACGGTACCCGATAAACAACATCAACAAGTTCGCTATAGGCAAGCGCCTTACGCTCGCCTTTGGGGGTGAGATACTCAATTGCAGGCTCTTCGGCGTCGCTTGGATTAATAACCCGCCGTGGGGCATTCCAGCTCCATGCCAGGGCTGTGGAATCAGGCATAGCTCACCGTCGTTATCTTATTTTGCCAGGTCAACGCCTCAACAAGCTGGCGCAGCAAACACTTCGGCATAAGTCGCATCACCCATCACCGCCCCACAGTCCGGACAACCTCCACTACCAGAACGACCGCAACCACCACACACACGAAGTACGCCAATCACTTCACCGGCCATATCGCGGCTTTTGGCGCTAACGGAACGGCGAACTCTGAAAGCGTGGAGATTGAAAGCGGAGTAGATCTCGCGGGTTTCTGGTGTGTCGCTATTTGAGATGACCGAGCGCATGCCATGCCGGCGATTAACGTCCAGTAGCGCCGTAACCAAAGCGCGATGGTCATCCAGGGTAAATGGCTTGCCGTAAGCGGTGAAATTGGCTGTTTTGCTAGTCGGGATGTACGGCGGATCGCTGTAAATCACAGAGTCCAGGCGGTTCTTCGCAACATACGGAATGGAAGAGCGAAAATCATAACAAAGAAAGAGCGCGTGAGTATCCCGCGCCTTTTCGGCAAACAGGCGCATTTCAGCTTCTGGAAAATAAGGCGCCTTATAGCTGCCAAATGGAACATTGAAACCGCCATCCCTGTTGGTGCGATAAAGCCCGTTAAAGCAGTGGCGGTTCAGGTATAAAAATGATGCCG